ATCACAGGTGCTCATGTAAAGGGACATAATAAAGGTTCTATAGGAATAACATATGTCGGAGGTTGTGATTCAGAAATGAATCCTTGCGACACAAGAACGGATGAACAAATAGACAGCCTTGAGTATCTTATTGGTTATCTTTGTGCCAGTTATCCAGGTGCTGAGGTATATGGTCATAGAGATTTCTCTTCTAAGGCCTGCCCTAGTTTCGATGCTAAGTCTGAGTACGAATCAATACAGAAAAAATATGTTCGATAATTTAGGTTACGAAGTTGCAATATCAGAAAGATTTAGAATAGGCCCTCTTTTAGGATGGGCATTCTATACTCCTGATGAACAAGACGATTGTTATGAGTTAAATATTTATTTAATATTTATAATGTTACACATTAAATGGTGGGAAGGCAATGAGTGATACAAGCAGTAATAGTGGGCCACAATTAAATGCCTTACGCAGTAATTATAATAAATTAGTTTCTAAAAAACTTTACTTATCTAAAAGTAAAAAAGTACAATGGGAATCTAAAAGAAGATTTGGCAATATATAATCTAATGTCTAGGGAGGATGTAAACATAAATAAGTTTTTAGCAAACAATTGGTCAATTGTGGTTGGTCTGTTGGCTGCTATATTTACAGCAGGAACTATATTCGCCCAGTTTACTGCCTTAAAATTAGAGTTAACAACTATACATGAAAGGTTAGATAAAAAGATAAAGGTTATAAACGAACTAGAAGACAGAATAGTAGGCATAGAGAAAGAACTACAATACGAAAAAGGATATCTAGAAGGTAAAGAAAAGTAAATATTATGAGTGATAAAAAACCAAAAAAGAAATTTAAAGAAACTAAAGTTGGTAAGTTTCTATTAGGTAGTGGTTCTAAAATCGTAGATGTTGTTGGTGATATGTTACCTGATTCTGGTGTATTAGGAATTGTAAAAAATCTTATAGAAAAAGAAGATCCTAAAATACTACCTCCAGAAGATAAAGAAAAGGCTCTAAAACTTTTAGAACTAGATCAAATTGAATTACAGGAGATTAGTAAGCGTTGGGCTTCAGACATGAAATCAGACTCATGGCTTTCAAAAAACACGAGGCCACTAACATTAATATATTTAACTGTAGTAACGTCTCTTTACATTACATTAGATGCATTAGATATAGCGTTTGATATTGATGAAAGTTGGGTAGAACTTTTAAAAACCCTTCTAGTTACAATCTATGTTGCATATTTCGGATCTCGTGGATTTGAAAAGTATTCATCAATAAAAAAATAGTTAGGAGACCTAAATCCCCCAACTATTATTTGTAAACCATCCTGAGTGATCTCTAAAGGGTCTGTTCCTATTTTTCATCTCCTCATTTGGTTGCTCCCTATCTTTTAATGCAATTAGCAATAATATCAAGTAACCTGTTAGATCTTTGACAGTATCTTCGGTTTTATCGTAAATACCTTTTTGCTTTATTCTAGATAGTTTATCATCTATTCTAGCACACAAAGAAACCACAGGATCTCCGTCTCCAAAAACATCTATAGGATTAGTAGCACTATCCCCATAGTCTGCATTTTTAGAGATAAGAAGGCCGATGATTTCGGCACCGACCCTCTCGATTTTCTCTCTAGTATCCATTAAAATGGTAGTCCATCTTTGTTGACAGCAGCCTCCACTTGGTTAGCATGAGTGTTGTTGCTGTTTGGAATATTACCATCTGCATAAGTAATTTTCCATGCATTAGCATTTGCTGTTCTAAGGTTGTTGTCTCTATCTCTATAACTTCTTAAGTTAATAGAAACCTTTACCTCATCACCAGGCTTGTAAGCACTAAATAAATTTGCTTTAGCACCGATTGCTTCTACAGGATAATCAACAGGGTACTGTGTGTCCCCTCCTAATTCAACTGTTAATACTCTTTTTTCAATCTCTCCTTTTTGAGTTTGAATGGTTTGTGCATCAGAGATTTCTTTGATGCGTCCTTGTAATTCTACTGAATTTGACATAATAAATAATTAAAGTGTTATATATATTCAGAGGTGTCTAAACCTCTCGCCTGAAGATATTCCAGGACTTCACAGACAATGTTATTTACATCATCTATTTTCGTTGCAAGAGTTTCATCTAACTCTCTTAATTTTTTTATTTCCTCCTTTGTATTGTCTATTGAAACAATGTTTACATGATCCTCATTATGCTCTTTGAGTAACCTGTCAACTGTGGGTATTCTAATCTTATACTTTACTGGCATCTCTTCCATTTATGGTGTGTTTATAATCTTGTTTTGTACAAGCATTTGTATTAATTCTAACATATCTTCTTTGTATAAAATACAATATTGTTTTCCTCCAGGTGCTTTATGAAACACAATTGGTATATCTGTTGGTTTCACATCCATATCATCAAGTACTTTTTTGTACTGTGGATTTCTTTTGTAACATTTTGCCTGGACAGCAAAATCTCCTGTGTTCATAAGATCTATACCTTTGTCATCTAACATTTTAGATCCGTATCTAGATGTTACACATTCTGTGAAACCTAAGGATTTAAAGTCCTTGACTAATTCCCTTTCATAATTGTGTCCTTTAGTTCTATTAGTGTTTGCCATATTTATTGAATTCGTTATAGACATATACCATTTTGTTCTCTACAAAAGTCTTGATGTCTGAATATTCTACTGATTCATGAAACCCTTGATACAAAAGATAATAATCTGGCCCTGTTCCATTTGGTCTGATAAAATAATCTTCACGATTTGGCACTACTTCGTCTAACATAGCAACTCTAAGTATGTTATCTCCTGTATCAAACTTTTTGTTTTTACCAATTTTACCTCCCCAATTGTTTCTGCTCCAAGCAACCTTATACAGGTTTTGCTTATTGGCCTTTAAACGTAGGGAATTGCCCACTCTTTGCTTCAATTTCGCCATTATTATATTCTGAATAACATGTTGTATCTAAATTGTATTTAAACTCTTGCATACCTGTTTTACCTGTAAACCTCCATCTTACTTTCCATACATGAACCTCTACTAATTCTTTTTCAAAATCTCTGTAAACAGTAATACCATTGTCAACTTTATTAAAGAAATGTGAAGATCCACTTACGCTATAACCTGAAGCGACCTCCACTTTTCCATTTTCCTTTTTTAGTTTCTGAGGGTGAGCAACAAGCATAACTCCACAATCATATGCTTCTTTAAATATCTTGATCTTAGATAACTGAAGTCCTGTGTATTGATGCTCATTCATACCTCTTTCAATCTTATGCTCAACAAAAGCCCAATTATCTATTATTAAACAATTGATACCCATTTTTTTAACTAACTCTTTTCCTTTATTTAAAATTCCTTCTACTGTTAGATCATTGTCTTTAAGGTTTATGAAAAAGAAGTGCTTATTAATAAAATCAATTGCAGGATCTAACTCTTCAGGTTGAAGACTGTCAACACCGCCTCTACCAAACTTCTTTCCTGCATATTTTTCTATAAGTTCTGCAACGTGTACTTTAATTGGTTGCTTCTCAGCAGAAAAAACACCAAACTTCCATCCCTTTTTTGCTAGTTCTATTACCACTTGATCTACAAAACTTGACTTACCATGACCAGGAACTCCTGTAACTAAGGTAAACTCTGATGGCCTCCAAGACATTAATTTATCAAAATTATCATAGCCTATGGTATCACCTTGAGGCATACCATAATTATATAGGTTATGAATTTCAGTCCTGGAATCCGATGCTTTACTCACACCTTCAAGTGGGAAGGGCTTTGCATTATCAATACAGTTTACTAATTCTTGTGCACCTCTCTTTAGCAATACATCATTAGCATCCTTGCATCCGTCAGGAAAATTGACTAACCATATTCTATCCTTACCTATTCTCCTAGATAACTCATCTCTTAACTTTATTCCTGGTGCATCATTATCTAAGGCAAGATATATCTTTTCTTTATTCTCAAACTCATCGATGCTGTTATCAAGATACGTTAAGTTTTGATTCCCTGTTGATGCTCCGTTAGGTACAGAACATGCAAACATAAGCCTGTCTTGTTGTAGTCCTGCTTCATAAAAGGCCATAGCGTCAAACTCTCCTTCGGTTATAATACACCATGAAGAATCTTTAATAACGTCTAAACCATACATTATCATTTCAGATCCCTTATTTAATTTAAAGTTCTTCTCAGAGTCTCTAAATTTAATATTGATCCTTCTACCCTTCCTAATGTAATTGAATTGAATTACAGCCCTCTCAGCCCCTACCTGAGGCATATATTCTACACCTTCAGTCACTCCATAGTAACCAATAGTGTTTTCATTTATACCTCTGTCCTTGAAAAAAGTGAGTACTTTATCTGATAATGGTACTGCTCTTACTGTAGGCATTTCGTATTCTGTAACATACTCAGCAACTGATCCATTGTCTCCACAATGGTGGCAATAGTATGTGCCTGTTTCTACCCATACCCTAAGGCATTTTTCATTCTTATTTTTTCTCCTGGTGTGAGAACACTTTGGACAAGTGGTTTTCTGAGGTTCAGTACCTGTGTTACTTTTGACATCAATGCCAAGTGCTTGCAGTTTAGATAAATTGTCTGTCATATTATTGCTATATTCTTTCTATTGGGGGTGACCTTACTCATTGTCTCCCACTCTGTATATTGTATTAGGTATTTCTCTATAAATTTCTTTCCAAATATTACCTCAGGAGTAACTGAGGACTGATACTTTTGACTCCAATTGTCTTTACACCACATAAATACTTTAACCATGGTTGATCCTGTAATTGGCTCTCCGTTAAACTTTTTGGATAAGATGCTTTTAAATCTTTTTTCATATGTTCTAGGAACGTACTTATTTCCGTACCTTTCGTTGATGTAATTGATGACATCAGCACAAACTTCCTGGTACTCAAGAGAAACACTATCATCATTTTTATTGTCTGACACAGCGATTGTAAACCAAAGGGGGGTTGTCCTATACTTTGGATGTGCCTTCGTACCTATGTTTTCAATCAAATTTTTATCTGATAACTCCGACATATATCGACTCATTGTTCTAGAAGAAGAATTCAATTGATCTGCTAAATCAGATAGTGTTACGTCACAATAACCATCGTGTGATGTATACTTATAGATAAGATCACATAACATGTATCCAACAGGAGACAGGTCTTGTTTCCTTAAAACATCATATATGATTGTTGTTGATCTGATCATGTAAGTAACAGTTTATGATAAAATAAATCCTGGTTCTTTTTGTTTCTATGGGACTCTACCCTACAGTTCAATGTAACTATCCCATTAATCTTAAAATCTTTAGTCTTTTCGATGTGCTCATCCCAACAATTAATCGCAAGGTATGAATCCTCTAAAGTTTTTACCCAAACAGTAACGAACGAATGGGTTCCTTCTCCTTTTACTTCTTTTGGTTTTGATATATATTT